TTTATGTTGAATTATACAAGTATGATGGTGCAACATTTACTTTGATTGCAACTGATTCAGCAACACCTGAAGGTATTACAAACGGCACTACATTAGATGCTTATTTTACTGCATTGGCAGTACCAGCTACAACCCTTGCATTAACTGATAGATTAGCACTTAGAGTCTTTGTAAACACATCAGGTAGAACAATTGAACTACATACTGAGAATGGTCACCTATGCCAAGTCATTACCACATTCTCAACTGGTCTAAACTCATTAAACGGCTTAACTGCTCAAGTGCAAAACTTTGCAGTTGGAACATCGGGCACTGACTTTGCAATAAGTTCAGCAACAGATACGCACACCTTTAACCTACCAACTGCATCAGCTACTAACAGAGGTGCATTAAGCACAACTGATTGGTCAACATTTAATGGTAAACAAGATACCTTAACAAGTGGCACTAACATTAAGACTATCAACTCTACTTCGATACTTGGAAGCGGCAATATTACAATTGCAGCGCCGACAATTTACAAGTCTATAACGGATAGTGCAGGGCTAACTGGTTCGACTAACCAAATCGCCATGAGTCAACTTATCCCTGCGAATACTTTTGCAGCAGGCGATATTATAAAAGTGATTTTCAGAGCTCGCAAAACGGGTACAACTGGTGGTGTGAATTTAAGGTACTACATTAACACCACAAATAGTTTAATCGGTGCAACTACATTAGGCACATATGGTGCTAATCAATTTGGGCAAATGGAACGAAATTTAGTTATTAAAACTGCAACCAATACTGAGACATTTAATACTACCGTTTCAACCAATACCGATAATGCAGCATCCATAAACATGGCAAGTTCAACGAATATTAATTGGGCTATTGACCAATACATTATTTTCGCGATTCAGCAAAACACAGCAGGTGATACAACAACAGGCTCAATGTACTTAATCGAAAAACTATGATAAACATAACTCTTGAAGGCGAATTTGTCACCTTCTATTCAGATTCAATTGGGGTGGTTGCATCCAATGTAGAACTATGCGAGGTTGTTGATGATAACTCATTGCATCTTGGCACTAATGTCGGGGTGTTCCTTATCAACATCGAGCATTTCACAATCAACAATATCAAATTCACGACCTCAGCTGAGGCAGTTAACTACATCTTAAACAACTAAAATCATGGCAGGAGTAAAAATTACCGACTTAACACCAATCACATCAGCAGCAAGTGATGACTTACTTTACATTGTGGATGTCAGCGACACCTCGCAATCACCTGAAGGCACATCCAAGCAGATTGAGGTGGGCAATATGTTTAGCAGTGGAACATATACACCGACATTTAGTGGTGAGGTAGATTGTACAATGACTGCAATAAAAGGCTACTATATAAGAGTAGGCAATATAGTAACTTGCAATGTAAATGTAAATGCTCAAGGACTTGGAGAAATAGTTCCACAATATGAATTTCAAATGACACCTCCAATTCCAACTAATTTTGGATTTGGAACTGATGCTATTGGATTAGTAACTGAACCAACAATTCTTGAACAAGCTGTATTAAGTGCAATTTCTGGAACCGATACTGTTATTGTGTATTTTAGTTTGCCTGCATCAACAGCATTTAATATTGATTTTGCTATCCAATTCCAATATGAAATCCTCATCTAACGGCATCCGTCTCATACAGGAGTTTGAGGGCTTGCGGTTGACATCCTACCTATGCAGCGCAGGTGTTGCCACAATCGGCTACGGCGCAACCTACTACCAAGACGGAAGCAAGGTGAAGCTCGGGCAGACCATAACCCGAGACCAAGCTGATCAGCTGCTTAAGGATCACCTTAAGCAGTTTGAGGGCAGCGTGCTTGGTCTGCTTAATACCACCAAGGTGAACCAGAATCAGTTCGATGCGCTTGTAAGTTTCTGCTTCAACCTAGGAGCAGGCAACCTTGCTAAGTCGCAGCTGCTAAGATTTGTAAAAGCCAACCCGAAAGATCCAAAGATTGCAGCGGAGTTCGCCAAGTGGAACAGGGCAGGCGGTGAGGTATCTCGTGGGCTTGTAAGAAGAAGGAAAAAAGAAGCGGAACTATATTTTGCAGCAGTTGTATAATAGATATTTGCTCAGGCATAAGACAGAGCCATTTGTGATGCTTGACGAAATGGATCTAACCTTCGAGCAGTTTGTTGAGAAATTAAAATCATCATACGTTTTTAATCACATGTGGGGCAATGACAACAAGAAAGAAAGTAAGTAAGCCAAGGCAAGTGCTTGATATTATCATCAAGCATTGGCGGCCAACAATTGGCAGCTTGGTGATTCTTAGTTCTGTCTTTGCTCTTATCTTCAAGCAGATCACAACAGAGACACTTGCAGCTATTGTGGCGGCAATGGTCGCAGCAGGATACATACCAAAAAGCAATGACAATGGATGACGGAAGAGACTCAACTTATACTACACTCGATCAAGGGTGCGTGGTGGGTATTGGATGCAAAGTCCATACGCATCATCATGTAATTAAACTAGAGCCGCAGGTTGTGTATAAGTCAATGGAGAAATTCACTATCTTTGGCAAGCAATATTGCACTAATCAATGGGGGCAAACTTTCGAGATTGCTGCCGATGAGCCAGTGCCAGAGCCAAAGCCGATGCAACAATTCTACGCAAGCGATACAATTCAACCAAGCACATCTGCATTCTTGCTTGCTCCTAAGCCAGAAGCAAAGATAATCATCAAGCCTCGGACTGAGTTCACCGAGTATAAGCCGACAATGGATGCGCCAATCATGGGCATGCTGTTGACTTTTACAATTTACCTTACAGTGCAATGGGCATGGAGCTCGATGGGTGCATGGAATAACCTTTATAGCGAACTCTCTGCATGTCTTCGCTCTTCATCCTAGAACATTCAATCGACCTCTTCTATGTCGTTACAGATAGTGATGGGAAGATATACACCAACAACGAGCTATTTAAAAACTATGTCAGCCACATCAAGCCGACAAAGATCACCGACATCATAAGCATTGAAGGTGACAAGCAAGATTTCATTGAGGCAATTGAAAGAGCTCGCAAGCATTCTCCTGAGCCTTCAAGAGTATATGCTCGGACCAGGCAGAAGAACGCAAGCGATAGATATAATGTTTGGAACTGCTTTGCGATTGATGACACTCTACACTTTGTCGGCATTCAGATAGTCGATGTAACTTCAATCAGCTCGCATGAGCATGAGCGGCAAAAGAACCTACTTGAGGAGTTCCGCTTTATGCTTTCTCATGAGCTCCGCCAACCACTTACCAACATAGCAGGCCTTGTGAATATGCTCATGCAGCATCAAGTCGCAAGCGATGTTGATCGCAAGGAACTGCTTGGTATGATTCATAGTTCAGTGAACAAGCTTGATGATGCAATCAAGGCACTTGTTAAGAAAGCAGCTCGGGAGTTATGACAGATCAGCAAGCGGATGAAAGACTGGTTAAGGTTGCCGCTTGGTATGTGATTGAAAGAGGCATGCCGGTATGCGTGGCTCTGCAAATACTGCAAGCAGAGCTCAAGGATAAAAGAGTATTTTGGGAGTCATCAAAACAACTTATTAAACTCATACAAGATGGAGTCTGCATATAAGTACATCAGCTTTGCCACAATCATAGTGCTTCTATTCCTACTGCTAAAAACTTGCGGCGATGGAGTTGAAGCAGATTATCGCCTTAAGCACACGATATATGAGGACAGCGTACTTATCGCCTCGCAGAAGAAGATAATCGCACAGGGCTCATCTGATGCAGCCAAACAAGCGCAGCAAATCGCAGAGCTCGAAGTGAAAGTAAAGAACGCAAGCGAGGTTGTAAAGATTGAGACCAGGACAATCATCAAAACGCAGATCAAGCTTGGCGACACAGTGATGGTGCAAGGTAAGCCATACATCCAACTGCCAAAGCCATTCCTTAAAACAACCGAGTGGTACACAATCGGCGGCATGATCAATCGACTAGGTTGGTTGCAGATTGATAGCTTGGTCATTCCGGCAAAGTTCACCTATGCTGTTGGTGATACCATGCGCACTGGCTTCGTGAATAGGCTGCTTAAAAAGAAGGACACGGTGGTCCGCTTGAGAGTCG